GACCTGACCCCATCCACAAGAGCAGTCGTACCCCTAATAAGGTTACGAGCTTCTTCGGGTGTTTTGATCACAGCGTTGTCCTTGATCTTCGTCATATGGTGACAAACCAGTACAGATGCACCTGTTTCTGTTGCCATCCTAGCCAGCAGACCTGTCAAAGCAGCCCCCGCAGCAGGATCAGCATTTACATCTGCATGGACAAAAGATGCCAGCGGATCGAACACAATCAGCTTTAGGTTACTCATCTGCAAGATTTGTTCGTATATCTTCTCAAACTCTGCTGTTGTACCGAACTCGCCGTTGGACTCGTTCATGATTGCAAACACACCGCCGACATTAGGAAGCGATACAATCTTCAGATCATGGTTGTAGCCATGCCGTTCTTCAAACGGATCAAGACGCTCAACTCGCCTGTGCATCTCAGCTTCGTCATCTTCAGCAGTAAAGATCACCACGTTTCCGAACTCTTTGACCAGACCGCCAAACGTGCTTGTCATTGGCTTGCCTGACGCGATCTTCATGCCCATGTCCAGTGTCATCATGCCTTTACCAGCATCACCAGCAGCAGCAAACAGAATAGGAACTCCGAGCGGAAACGTGCCATCAATCAAGAACTTTTGTTCGGGTGCAGCCCCGGCGAATCGACTAACAAGAAACGACTCGTCAAGAAGATTAATGTTTGTTTTGGTTATCTTGGCTTTGGTATTAACAAAGTTTTCAATGTTGTAGCCCTCAGACAAAGCATCTGAAGCATCCCACCCTTCGGGCTTGCCCATTGGCGGCGTAAGCATTGTGACCGATTTAGCTCCAGCAGCCAAAGCAAAGTCCTGTATGAGATCAGCCAGCTTTTTACCCGCAGGATCATTATCAGGCCATAAGATAAGCTCTTTGTTCTGTAACGGAGAAAAGTCAAACTGGTGAGCCGTCTTTTTTGTTAGCGCACCAGCCCCACCAATCGTGCAGGTAGCTGTATATCCAGCATGGTTTAAAGCATCAGCGCACTTTTCACCCTCGACCCATATAACACGATCAGATGCTAATACATTCGGAATGTTATATAACGGGCGTATGTCTGGGAATTTGGAATATGGTGAGCCTTCGACAAACGGTCTGAACTCTTTCTTTGGCTTGCCCTTTGTGTTGAGCATGGGGTTGCCAGCAATGTCCTTGACGTTATACCGCCTAACGGAAACCAGCACCTCGCCATCAGCATTGGTATATACATACTCAGCGTCATACGGACTGTTTGAATTGTACTGCGGCCTGATAGGATTTTCTATCGGCGCATTATCACGAACAATTTGCGGCCCAGTGCTGTCGAGGTAGCTAGAAAACATCTCCTTTATTTCTGGGAGCTTCATACCACGAGCTTCTATCAGTATCTTGACAATGCCCCCGATACCAACACCACCATTGAAATCCTGACCCTGCATGAAGTGCTGCGAGGCAGGATCAATGTTAATTTTTAACGATTGCCCTGGATCACCAAGCAGTGACCCAATGTAAAATGTTTTCCCGTGAACACGCCCAGCAGGGAACGTATCCTGCAAAATCCGAATTTGTTCGCCTTTGGGGACTTTGCGAGAAATCTCCTCAACTATGTCATTACTACCAGATGTAGTATTGCCAAACCTTACCACACTCATTATATTGATCCTTACCAAGCATTGTTTTCAACTAGGGGCGGCTCATACCGCCCCTTCTTTTTGCCAGCAAGTCTTGCGGAACTCGCACCACTTGCAAATAAAATAATCATCATTCTGTGCAACACGCGGCAGCATATCGTTAGCTTCTGTAGCTTTCAGGATTTGTACTGCTTTATCACTGGTAGCTTGTGCAAGCTCACCATTAAACGGAACCATCTCAATGTATATCTCGCTTGTGTTCTTGTTTAACACTGTGAATACACAAGGATTTTCCGATAGATCCATATAGGCTTGATAGATTGCAATCTGTGCTGCGTATACCGGGTTGGCTTCCGCCACACCTTTACGAACAAATTCATTGAACTTCTTCTCGTTAGCAGACTTACACTCCCACAACATAGGGTATGTCATGTGCAATGGACCACCACATATGACCCCATCAATATGACCTCTGACTTCGCCGCCAGCAGTCTCAAACCCAAATTGTTCGCCTTTCTTCTCTGTCCGCAGGTCAAAGCCAGCGTCCCTGAAGTACATAACCATCATATCTTCGATGGTATGACCAAGGCCAAATATGCGTAATGTCTTTGCAGGGAACCCTTTGCCCTCATCAACCTGTTGGTTCATGTAGCGATACTGGAGCTTGCGTGAACAGGGATCGCCAAGAGAAGAAGCGCCAAGGTATTTGCGCCTTGGCTGCTTGCGTTCCTTCTCTACAATCGCCCGATCAAGCTCTTTAATGATGCTCTGTGCGTCAGAAGGGGATGTCTTGTTCTGTGAGGCCGATTCTGCCGCCTCCATATCTGAAGTAAATTTCTGTAAGGTCTGTGCTAGAGTATTCATCATCAAGCCCTTCTGATATTCTCTTTAATATTAATGTTATTGCGATAACTTCTTCTTCACTTAAATCACAAAATCTTTTTTCCCAACCAATAATCCCGAACAATTCTCCTGCTTGTTTTAGTGAAGAGTCTCGTACTCCTCTTTCCGCATCCATTCTAAAATCTCCTCTGATAACGGGCCGTATGCACACACATAAATTTCATCTGAACCCTGCATGTCTACCTCTACCACTGCCCCTTCAAAAATTTCTTCTTTGCCTTCAATCAATTTACAAAGAAGACCTGTAACTGTGTCCTTCAACTCTTCTCTGTCATCTAAACTCTTAAACAACACAAAATAATTTGCTTCAAGAAACACATCATCATCAAAAACTAACTTTAATTTTACCTCACCCCGGTTCATGCGCTTCTCTCTTCTAAAATTATGTCATTGACAAGATGATCAATGAAACGCTTATTCCAAATATAATTCAGCATACAAGCGGCTCTATACTTAGTCCATGAAAAATCAATAGGACTTACATTCACACCGTTTTTTGCTAACAATTCCCGCTGCTTAATGCTAACCGCATCATTCAACCAACGCTTGGTTTTTTTCGCGCTATCACCTGTCTCATTCTGTCTCATAAAGTCGTCAGCAGATGCCATAACGTGTCTTTTAGTTCCAATAGAGATCACTCTGGTCTTGCCATCTTTTTTCTTCACAATAGCAATACAAAGCCCATCTACATCAGCAATTAAAGCAAAACCGTTAAATCCAGACGCAGCCATACAAGCTCCATTCCCGAACAAATCTATCCAACGGAACGGAGATCGTTCCATAAGATCCACTTCGGTTAGAACAAAATCTTCTAATATTTCTGGTTCTGGACGCTCTATCTCATGACCACATATAGGACACTCGCGTACATTTAATGGTATCTCGGCATCGCAGTTAGAACATATCTTTACTGGAGCATCGCCTTGAGCATCATCATTTTGACTTCCATCAAGATTAACAGCATCGTCAAGTGATCCATGCGTTAATACAGACGTACCAAAGTCCATTACGATACAGTCGGACTTTACGACCCCTGGAAATTCATCCTGATTTACAGTGCGTAAACCACGACCAATCATCTGAACCATCGTTGCTTTGTATGAGCATGGTCTGGTTAACACGATGCAGGACACGGGCGGCGAGTCAAAACCTTCCGTCAGTACAGCCACGTTAACCACCACTTGAACATATCCAGTGCTTAGATCGTGCAGAATTTGTTCGCGTTCATGTTTTGGTGTGTCGCCTGTAACGGTTGCGGCTTCAATACCGTAAGCCACAAACTCTTCGCATAGATCTTCGGCATGCTGCACAGTTGAGCAGAATACAATCGTCTGACGCTCACCAGCTTTATCATCCCATTCCTCGACCACACGCTTGTTAATGGCACGGCGGTTCATGATCCGCTCAACTTGAGCCATGTCAAAGTCGGATATGGTTTTGCGTACCTGACGCAGTTCATCTCGTACACCAACATCAATTACATATGTCTTTGGCGGTACAAGGAACCCTTCACGAATTAACGTGGAAATTTCTATCTGATGGCTACAGTTCGTAAATACGTCCCGTAAGCCCTTCTTATCGCCACGGTTGGGGGTAGCGGTAAAGCCAACGATCTGAACCCCCTCATTGGCCTTCTTTGCGGCGTTAATGATGCGTTGATATGTATCCGCAATGGTATGATGCGCTTCGTCAACCACGATCAGATCAACTTTGGGCATATTGTCCAAGTTTTTCTCACGGCAAAGCGTTTGCACCATTGCAAATACAGCGTCACCTGACCAATCCTTTTGTGCAGCGTTTACTTCACTGGTCTTCAAATATGGATTAACAAGATGAAATTTATTGGAGTTCTGTGAAACGAGTTCGTCACGATGCTGTAGCACAAGCACATTTTGTGAACCCTTGTGACGTTTGCCAACCAAGGCAGAAAGCATGATTGTCTTTCCAGCCCCGGTTGGTGCAACGACTAAAGTGTTACCGTGCTTATCCAGTGCATCAGAAGCATCGTTTACAGCGACTTTCTGATACTCACGGAGGATCATTGTACTAGCCTAGTCTATACCTGTGAGTACCTGACGATTTCTCGTAAGTTTTCACAACATTATAACCAGACTGCTTAATCATGTAGACATGATTATAAATAGAGTCCCTTTTTTTACCGACAACCGTGTGTATTTCGTCAATTGTTGCTCCCTTCTTGCGAGAAATCATTTTAAAACTTTTCCGACAAAAGCTAGGAACATCATCAACAGAATGAGTTGTGTATGGTGGAACACCATCTTCAAACTTAGTGTCGAGAATGGGGGGCTTTACGGCTCCAGCGCCCCCCTTACTGGATTTAGCGACCTCTGAAGGTTTGCCGCTAATAAATGCCCACAGTGTCTCTAACGCGCCCATGATGGTGCTACCCCCGCTTGTACAGTTTGTTGGGGTTGAGCCACTGGTGCTTGTGCAACTGGCGCTTGCGCGACAGGTGCAGCCTGTCCTGTACTCTGGATATAATTTGGAGAGTCTGTTGTCAAGACTGTCTTGATCTTATTACGATCAGGATAACCATCACGACCCTTTTCAATGCCCAAAGTGCAGGAGATTGTCATACCATTGATCATATGGATGCCTTGAATAGACGCACGTTTTGCCCTAGCGTCTTCGCTTTCATCTTTTGGTGAGATGCCAAAACCACTATCAACCATCTGCTTGATAGTATTCAAACCGATCTTCTTGGCTTTTGACATACCATTCTCGTCCTTGGCATCGCCATCAACAAAGATGTTCTGCCAGACCTTGCGCTTGTCAAAGCTGCCACCGACAATAGTCATTTCAATCGGCAACCATTTTGCGCTTGTTGTCTGAGAAGCCTTAAAGTAGGTGCCAGCACCATACTCAGGGATCTCTATGTCACCGCCAGTCAGCTTAATAATACCGCTTACTACAGTTCCATCAGGCATAAGTTCAAAGTCTCCACTTCCACCTTCCATTGGTGGTACGTTGTTTAGGTCAAGCATTTACGTTTTCCTCTTCTTTATTATTGACCGTTTTTGGATTTACAAAGTTCATTGCCTCTGGCCTTGGACCAGACATTTTTTCAAGCAACTTACCAAGATGCGGCTCTTCAACAGCGTCAAGTCTGCCGCTTCTATCTTTAGCAGGGTAGCCCCACTGGTTTAGTGTATCGCAGACAAAGGCTCTAAATAACGTGCCATCATCAGCGGTGAGTGTTGTCATTGTGATTAATTCGTCCACAATTCCGGGCAACTCACGCCCAGTTTTTGCACCCTCAATCTGCAAGTCGTAAGTGATGCGTCCATAGTCATCCGTCTTTTCATCAAGGATGCCTACAAAGATCACGTTCTTCTCACGGATATGCTGAAGGTGTGTCAGCCATGCCATCATCTCACGACCCTGCGCTCCATACACTGCACGAGTGTCTAGCTTTCCTGTTCGATCTGATCTAGCCTCTGGTGAGTTTTGATTATGCGAAAAGCAAAGCCGACCAGCTACAGTAATACTGTCAATAAAGACTGTATCGTATTTGCTCAACAGAGTATCTGGATCACCATACGTCTGACACACATACTCATAGTGCGCCATGCTATACGGTGAGTCCTCGCTCAATGCAGGGTTGCCCCCACCAAGGAAGCATGCAAAGTCTCTGCACTCCTGCCAAGTACGCGGCCTGATTACATCAACCTTACACCCTTCGATGGCGGCATCACCAGCCTCCAAGTCCATGAACAATGTCTTGCTCATGTCCAAGGTACGCACCAGTGAAGTCTTCCCCACTCCTGACTTGCCGCCAATCACAATCTTGTGACCACGTTTTTCGGCAAGCCTTTCTTCTGCGCTAATTATTTTTAGCATTAACTTTCCTCCCTTCTTTTCATATCAACAGACACACCTTGCAACTCTACAGTACGAGCCTCTGATAATGCTGCTTTCAGATCTGGTGTAGCATTCTGAAACTTTGCTTCAGCTACAGTGTATTTGACCGTAGCCAAATGCCTTGCAGTGTCTTCGTCTAAAGAGTTCAAAACGCGCAACAGAATAGTCTCATCCCAAAGAACCTTTTTTCTGAAATCAACGGTAATTTTGAAATCACCATTGTTCATTGTAGTCTGACCAAAATCCTTGCCGTCTTGAGCAAGTTGCATCTTGGCAGTCTCTTCAAACTGATCTTTGAGGGAGTTATTGACGATCTTCAATTCTTTTTGCAGATCATCAATTTTAGATTTGAGATCTTCACGCTTGTCAAACAAAGCAGTCAGATCATTATTTAAAGTGATAGCGTTCATTGCCTTACCTTTCAGAGTTGGTGTCGCTAAACATTACTGGAAGATAGGCATGCAATCTTTTCAAGTCAAGGGGATTTTGAGAAAATTGTTATTATTTTTCTTTGACAGGTAAATCTCAACTCCATGAACGGCTTTCATGAGTTTCTTTTTGAGTTTAAATTCAGCGGTTTCCACGCCCTTGGCATCCTCGACAACCTCTTCAAGATTTCCGTAATCGTCCACCTTATTATATTTAAAGTCAGCTATATATTTACAAATTTTTTGATCGTTAACCACAATTTCGTATGGGATTTGCCTTTGCAAGTCTGTTATATAACCAGCCTTTTCCATAGAAGTTAACTCACCCCATCGCTCTGCTTCCCACTTGGAGTCAAACTTGATCCCCATAAAGGTTGTTTTCTTTGCACCGAATTTGTTCGCTTTGCGTTTGTAGTTATACATGCTAATATATGCCTATAGTTGTTAATTCATGGGAGTATTATAATGACTGATACGAAACAATACAAGTCAGTTGCTGTTGACCTTGCCACACATAAAAAGCTTGTGAAGCTGGCTACAGAAGACCACCGCAAAGTATCACAACAGATTTCAAAACTTGTTTTTGATTCTTACCGAGAGCGTTACCCCAATGAAGTGAACGCTGGCATAGGTTCAGCCGCATGAATGAAAAAGGCCAAATGCAAAGGCTTATAGAAGCAGGGCAATGCCCTAAGTGCAGAAGCGCAGTGGACTATAGTAAAGACATAGCAATCTGCAACGTATGCAAATTACAAATATCAAACCACAAAACGGTTAGTCAGCAAGCGCCCTCATCCGATCTACCAAACGCCTAGCTCGGTTGGGGACTTGCGTGTACCACCTGGAATCTACCATCTGGTCGGCTGCCTCGTTAAAGTCACGAGCATCAACTCCAGCTTTCATGCCAACGAATTTTGACAGTCGAGGCCGACCCATATTGAACATCATGTTGCACAATATATGTTGTAACTCTTCGTCAAGATCATCAAAGTCTGGGTACAAAACTTTGCACTCGTCTATGGTTACTGCAATGTCTAATGCGAACAAGTTTCTAACCCGCTCTTGTTCAACAACAGTACCGACTGGCTTGCCATATTCCTCGTCATGCTCAGTGATTAAGTGACCCACGCCCGTTGTACAGAGGCCCAAATGGTCTAAATACACCTCGTACTTGCAGCCCTCGTCCTCAGCTATTTCTTCGCGTAATCTGTCTTTGTTCATCTTATGGGTTTCCTGTTCCTAACAGACCTGCCGTTGGGCCTCTAATGCCCAAGGCTTGAGCTACACCGGGGTTTGCTGCTGCCTGTTGTCGAATTGTACTGGTTCCTGCTGGGGCTGCTGGTTGTGTCACGTTCACCCCTCCAAGACTAGATGCTGCGCTTGGCTGATTAATCTGGCTTTGGATTGCGGACAATTGTTC